GTCTCATGGAAGTCCTGAACTGCGCCTTTATTCGTGCACGTTTGGACGGTCAAAAGCCCCCGAAGAAACCTCAGTTGTGCCGGACAATAAAGCCGGAATCTAAGAAGTCCCGATAAAGGACTTCAAGGATTGACTGAGCAAGCCTCTCTCGCAAGAGAGAGAACTTGATAGTGGGGAATCCGCTGTCGTTTTTGCTCCGACAGGAAGAGTTATGGCTTACACAGAACCCACCCTAAACAAGTACGTGATGATGAGCAAGGGCGTTGCCACCGATTTTCTAAACAGGGTAATTCCTGCTTACTCAATCGATAACAGCAAACTTGTTGCATTCGCAGGTACGCGTTCAGGGCAGTCTGTTCCAGGCTGGCGAAAATTGATTCGTAAGGGGAAACCCGCTTCGAGTCCTTATTCGCGTGACTCTCAGAAATTGGTCGAGTCCTATACTGTAGGTGGAGCTTTTAGCATCTCCTACCAAACATGGGTAGACCAAGACCGCGCATGGGCCGCATGGAGGAATTTCGCGTTCGAAGGGGTTCGACCTTTACCGGTCAGCTCCCTCTATTCGCATCTCCCTGCATCCATCGCTAAAGCAGAAGCGTCGGCTCTTAAGAAGACTTATCGAAAAGTTCTTCAAGGGCAGCAGCATTTGAACTCACTTGCAGTTCTTGCTGAGTTTAACGAGGTAGTTCGACAATTCGGCGCACCGTTTAGTTCGATCGTCAAGCTCACCCAAAGGCATATCACACGTCTTCAAAAACGTAGACGTGGCCTAAAGGGTGGACCTGATTTGAGAAATGAGCGGTGGCTAGATGTGTTGTCCTCGTCATACCTTGAGTATGTTTTCGGTCTCGAGCCTTTGATTTCTGACACAAAGGACGTAGCTGAAGCATTTGCACGGTGGCAGTACGAAAAGACGGGCGAAGCCCGCTTTAAGCGACGTGCCGTGTCTCGAGGAGAAGACCTACTCGCTACAACCGTCGACTCTTTTGAGTCGGATGATGCTCTCACTCATTTCGGTGTGACAGTGAAAACTGAAACACAGGCTCGAGTGCAGTATGCGGTTGGAATCGGAACTACCCTTGTTGCTCCTTTTGGGAGTAACGAGCGTTTGCTACAATTACTTGGGATTAGTCCCAGGAACATTGTACCTGCGCTTTGGGAGGGCCTCCCGTGGTCCTGGCTTATCGACTATGGCGTAAATATCGGTGACATCATTCAGGGTACCTTTGCCTCAACGGCTGACGTTGAATGGATCGTGCGGTCGGAAACACTCCGAACTACACGAACCGTTCACTCGTCTTTCAGTGAGGTAGAGACCCAGAAGGCGCTCGATAAGACCGTCGAAGGATTCCCACTTGCAAAAGTGAGAATCAGTCAGAAGCTCGGTTCTAATGTAGGCAAACACCAGGTAGTCAGAACGACCTTCACCCGTACCATTCCAGCAAGTTTGGGGATCCCGCCTCTGATAATCGGATTTGATCCGACTTTGAAGAGGTATGCGAACCTGCTTGCAGTTTTGATACAAATGAAGGATTCATGGCGGAAATTTTCCATTCCCGCTAAACCCTACTCGAAAGGCGTTGTAAAACAGCGCTAATCAAGTAATCCCCTAGGAGCCCATTATGGCTTTTCTCCCATCGTCCCCTATCTCGGGGACCCCCCAGTACGGTTTCACTTCACCCACTTACACGGTCGTCACGGATACCAATCCCGACACGAACGGCAAGCAGGTGTATGTTTCCGCAGTGGGTGGCACGCAGGCGGGTGTGATTCCACACTCGGTTGCTGCACCTTTCACTCTCTCCATGTTCCGGCCCAAGGTTTTGAAGACTTTGGCCCCCGTGAATCCGGTGACTGGTGTTCTTCGCAACGTTCCGTTTAACACCTACAAGGTGATTACGCGGAAGGGTGTGTTGCCGTTGGCCGGACAGTCTTACAAGACGTCCGTGATCAATACCTCGCTGGAAATCCCAGCGGGGTCTGATCTTGCCGACCCTGCCAACTTGAAAGCTGCGATTTCGATCCACATCGGTGCACTGCAACAGATGTCGGCCGAGATCGGTACTTCGACTCTCACTGGTACCATTTAGGTACTTTGAGGGCTTGAAGAGCACTGTCTAGTGATAGACAGTCTGTTTTCTCGTTTTAAGGAGCAACTACGTTGCGTGATTACGCCAGTCTTAAAGCTCTACTCCTCTCCGACTTGGGGCTCACTGGCAGTGAAGATAACCATTATTTTGTTGATGATGGTTATCAGCTTGCTGCCCGAAAGTCCCTTGCCAGTAGCTTTTATAAAAAGCTACAGCCGGGAGGTCTTACTAGGATTCCTGATGAAGCTGCTCTGATTAAATTCAGACAGATTAACCAGGGGTTGCCAAGTGGACCTCACAGTTTTCTGGCAAATAATGAGGCAGAATCGTGTTTTCACGATTACTTTAGGAACAACCTTCGGGTTGCTCTTGAACCTCATGAGTCATTAGGAGCCTTTGACTTGGATTTTATCCGGGGGTCAATGATGGTCGGTCCTGGATCAGCCCAAAAGGCTGATTCGGCATATATGGTTAGCAAACTCTTTGAGTCTGCTATTTCATATACAGATGACCGCATGATTCCGATTTACAGGGCCGCTCTTTCTGAGACCGGGTTATGGGCCGATGCAGAAATGCAACGATTCCAGACTTTCGGTTTTGTTAGAGTTAGAGGAGGGAAGATTTTCTTTGCGCTTAAAAACGCTGAGATATCGCGAACGTGCTGTACCGAAGCTTCTCTGAATATGTTATTTCAGAAGGCTGCCGGTGAATTCATTGAACAAAGACTGGAATACTTCTTCGGCATTTCGCTTAAGAAGCAACCTGACTTTAATCGTGAACTCGCTCGCATCGGATCACTGAATGGTTCATTTGGAACCGTAGATTTGGTGAGTGCAAGCGACAGCATCGGACTCTTCCTATTCAGGCGAGACTTTCCAACTGGAGTCTTAAAGACCACCATGGAAATGAGCCGAAGTACTGTCGCCGTCCTCCCAGATGGCGATGAAGAAGATCTGCAGATGATTTCTACAATGGGGAATGGTTTTACATTTCCTTTGCAGACTCTCATCTTCGCGTCAGCGGTTCGAGCAGTATATCAAGTCATGGGGTTCCCATGCTTCGATCCGAAAACTCAGTTTGGCGTGTTTGGAGATGATATTGTCGTTCGCCGCGAGGCTTACGACTTTCTCAATTCCATGCTCGCTAAATTGGGGTTCACGGTGAACGTAGGCAAGTCGTTCAATACTGGTCCATTCCGCGAGTCTTGTGGCCATGATTATTACGACGGGATGCAAATCCGCGGCGTATATATCAGAAGCCTTGAGACTCCTCAGAACGTATACTCGGCCATTAATCGCTTAACACGTTGGAGTGGCTTGCATGGTATTCCTTTGACTAGCACCATTCGGACTCTTCTGTCATGGGTACGAGATATTCGTATCCCTCTGTCGGAGTCTGATGATGCTGGCTTTAAGGTACCATTCAAGTTCACCCAGCCCCGCGTAACGGACAACTATTGGTTTAACTATAGATGTTACGTGCGTAGGGTCAAGAGGTTGAGGGTTTTGGAACCGGATTCGGACGATCCTCCCATCAATTCGATGGGTGTGGGAGTCGGTTTCCTTGCCGGGCATATCAGGCGACGTGACTTCGTGTTAAAGAACCCTGAAGATTCTTCCTGGCATTACTGGAAGGATCTGGACGTCCCCATAAGGGATCGTCCGGGTGCACGAGCACGGTACAAAATCACTAACAAGTGTCTCCCTTTTTGGGACTATCGTCCATCATGCTATGCGGACGACGCCCTTAAAGAAGGCGCTTATCAGTGTGTGGTCCTAACGGACCAGAGTTATGACTCCTGGGAAGGAGTCATAACGGCCCTGCTGGGGTAATACCCCAGCAGGGAGGCGCAAGCCTAGGGTGATGCACAATGCCTAAGCATCACCCCC